CGTCGAGACCTTCGCGCCCACCGGCGACAAGGTGCAGCGCTTCGGTCCGTTCAGCGCGCAGGCGTCGAACGGTAACGTCGATGTGTTGGCCGGAGACTGGGTGCTCGACTTCTTGAGCGAGCTCGAACAGTTCCCCGAGGGCTCGCACGACGATCGCGTCGATGCAACGAGCGGCGCCTACATGATGCTGTGCATGAAGCGCAGCAAGATGCTCGAGTACCTCCGCACTCAGGTCAGAAGACCCTGATGGACGACCATCTGCACGGCGTCTGGCTGTACGCCTGCGGGCATCGATCGTTCCAGTGCAAGTGTCTGCAGAGCGGTGAGCAGCGGCACTACCTGACCGGCCTCTGCCGGGAGTGCCGGGCGACGCTGCAAGCGTGCTCCCGCAGCGAGCCGTTTCCGAAGGCGACCGAGCAGACCGAGCCATTCCAGAAGGCGATCGACTGACCGTGGATACCGAAGCCGCACTCCCGCCCGTTCAGACGCAAGACAGCTGGGTCAATCCCGTGTCGGGCGTCGGCGGCCTCGAGGACAAGTCCGCCGGCTTCATCTTCATCCCCGGCACCGATCGGCTCTGGACCACCCACTACCTCTCGGAGCTGTACGAGGTCGACGACATCTCGGCTCGCATCGTCGACGCTCTGCCATCGGCAGCGTTCGAGCGCGGCTGGCGCCTCGAGGAAAACCTCGAGCCCGACCAGTCCGAGGCGATGCTCGACACGATGGACGCGCTCCGCGTCCAGCAGCAGGTCATCCGCACCCGCAAGTGGGCTCGCCTCTTTGGCGGCGCCGGGCTCTACATCGGCAGCGATGACGGACCGCAGGAGTCGCCGCTACAGTACGGCGGGCGCGTGCATTTCCTGCAGCCCTACGAGCGGGACGAGCTGCAGCCCTGGCGGTACTACGACGACCCGCTGAGCCCGAAATTCGGGGAGGTCTCGCACTACCGGCTGACCCCGATCCGCAGCGTCGCGACCGCGCCGTCGGTCATCATCCACGAGACGCGCCTCGTCGTCATGAACGGGGTCGACACCACCAATCGCAAGCGGGCGCAGAACAACGGCTGGGGGTCGAGCGTTCTCATCCGCCCGATGAAGGCGATCCAACAGTTCCAGGCCGCCTACGCCATCGTCCTGTCGATGCTCGGCGACGCCAACCAGAACGTCTACAAGTGGAAGGGCCTCGCCGATCTCTTGCTCTCGGGCAAAGAGGCCATCATCGAGGCGCGCATGCGTCTCATGGATCGCGTGCGCTCGACGGTCCGAGGCATCGCGGTGGACGCCGACGAAGAAGACTTCGTCCGCAGCCAGATCAATGTCAGCGGCATCGACGGCATCCTCGACAAGTTCGCGATCCGCATCGCAGCTGCTGCCGTCATGCCGGTCACGGTACTGCTCGGGCAGTCGCCGGCCGGGATGAATGCGACGGGCGAAAGTGATCTCCGTAACTGGGGCTCGCAGGTCGAGACCGAGAAGCGCGAGGTCTTCACCCCGGCGCTCGAGAAAATCATCCGGGTCATCTTCAACGCGAGCAACGGACCCACCTCCGGCGTCGAGCCCTCGACCTGGTCGGTGAAGTTCCCGAGCCAGTGGGCGCCGACGCCGCGCGAAGAAGCCGAGATCAGAAACGTCAACGCGCAGACCGACCAGGTCTATGTCGACATGCAGGTGTTGAAGCCATCGCAGGTCGCGCAGGCCAGGTTCACCGGCGACACCGAGCAGCAGCCGCTCGTCACGCCCGAAGACATCGCTGCGCTCGAGACCGCCGAGGGCATGAGCGCGGAGACGGGCGCAGGCGGCGCGGGCGACGATGGCGGCATCGAGCTTGCTCCGACGCAACAAGCGGCGCTCGTCACGGTCAACGAGGCGCGAGCGCAGCGCGGCCTCCCGGCGTGGCCCATCCTCGAAGAGGGTGCGATGTCCGTCGCAGAGTTCGAAGCTCGGACCGCAGCGAAGGGCGAAGCGGGCGGCGAAGTCGAAGGCAAGATTGAAGCGCCCGGGACTGTGCCTGGCGTGACCGACACTGCGCCGGTCGGTGACGCGAGCGGCGAAGTCGACACCGAGGATGATGCGCTCGACGAGCCCGCTATCGACGAGACCATTGCTCGTCTCGCCGCGAAGATGATGGAGCACGGAGTCGATCGCTGTGAGCATGGCATCGTCAATCGCTGCACGAAGTGCGGCATCGAACGGGTGCGCGATTTCGAGCCGGGCCCCGATGGTCAGCCCGTCTGGCGCAAGCTCTGGCGTCCCATCGGTACGACTGGCTTTGCCGCCCCGGCCGAGCCCGCACAGTCCGAGCCCGCACCGACCGACCCTGACGCTTGATGCTCGCCCGCTCCGCCGCAAGCTAGTCATCGGCAAGCCGCACGCCCAACCGCTGCAGCTCGAAATCGCGTTCGGCAAACGCATCGAGGCTCTCTTCGATCGCATCGCAGCGGCGGCCGTGGCGGAGGTGAAGGCACTCGCGAAGGAGCTGACCAAGGACGCGCCCGGGGACACCGATCACGCGGCGCTCGCGAAGAAGCTCGCAGCCGCCAACGACTTCGGCCTCGAGGACGCGAAGAAGCTGGTCGGCGAGGTGGCCAACCAGAACGCCGCGCAGCTGCGGCGGTCGCTGCGTGCGGTGCGACCGAACGACGACGACAAGTCTCTCGCCATCAAGGTGCCGGAGCTGTCCGCCGCCAACGTGCTCAAGCACGCCAAGCGGACCGAGCGCGAGCTCAAGGCCATCAGCCAGTCGATGGCGGATCGCATCACGCCTCTCGTCGAGAAGGCCGTGAGCCAGGGCCTGCGCGGCGAGGAGCTGGCCGCCGAGCTGCAGGAGCAGCTCGGCCTCAGCAAGGAGAAAGCCAAGCGCGTCGCCGTCGGTCAGGTGATCCGCATCAATGCCGCCGTCACGCAGGAGCGCCACGAGAAGCTCGGCATCACCGAGTACATCTGGCACGCGGTCAGCGACGAGCACACCCGGGCCTGGCACCGCAAGCTGCACAAGACCCGCCAGAGCTACGCCAGCCCCCCGATGGGCGGCGGCGGCGGTCCGAAGGACACCGGGCACCCTGGCTCGGCGGACGTCTGCCGCTGCCAGGCACTCCCCGTCTTCGAGGCGCCAGCGAAAGCGCAGCCACCGCCGAAGCCACCCGTCCAGGCGGCACCCGAGGCGGCACCCGAGGCGGCGTCCGCGCCAGCCCCGGCGCCGGCAGCAGCGCCGGCGGCGCCCCAGACGCCCGAGGTCGCGCCCGCACCAGCCCCGGCGCCGGCAGTAGCAGCTCCGCCGGCGGACGCCCCAGCGGCGGCCCTGGCTGCGGCGGCCGAGGCGAAGGCCGCGAAGGCAGCAGCAGCGAAGGCGGCGAAGGCGGCGAAGGCGGCAGCCAAAGAGGCAGCAGCGAAGGAGGCAGCAGCAGCGAAGGCGGAGGCGGAGGCAGCAGCAGCGGCGAAGGCGAAGGCGAAGAAGCTGGCCGACGACATCGCCATGGAGGCGGAGATCGAAGCGGAGTTCGACGCTCAGATGGCCGCCGCCCAGGCGGCGGAGGACGAGGCAGCAGCCGCGGCGGAGGAGGCCGCCGAGGCAGCAGCAGCAGCAGCAGGGCAGCAGGCGAAGGCAGCAGCAGCAGCAGCAGCGGCCAGCGCAGCGCAGGCGAAGGTCGCGGGCGACCTGATGCACGAGAAAGTCGGCGGCCAGCTCGGCACCGCCGAAGGCGGAACCTACACGGGCATCGACGGCAAACGTCGCTACATCAAGTTCTACGCCGACCCCGCGCAGGCCGCGAGCGAGCAGCTCGCTCTCAAGCTGTACGAGGACCTCGGGCACCAGGTGCCGAAGAGCACGCTCTTCGAGCACGAGGGCAAGACGGGGTTCGCCTCCGAGCTCGTCGAGGGCAAGGTCCTGCGCGAGCAGCTCAACGAGAAGAGCGCAAAGAACTTCCTCAAGGCCTACCCGGTCGACGTGCTCACCGCCAACCGGGACGCGGTCGGCGCCGGCATCGAGAACCCTCTCGCGAACGCTCTGGTCAAGAGCAACGACGAGGTCGTGCGGCTCGATGCGGGCGGGACATTCCTGCATCGCGGCCTCGGCGGGCGCAAGCCAGAGGCCTCGCTGAACTCTCTGTCGGAGTGGGAAGGTCTGCTCGATCCGGAGCTCAACCCGTCGTACGCGAGGGTCGCCGAACTCGCGGGCGTCACCAGCCCCGCGGACATGGCCGACGACATCAAGGCTGGCGTCGCCAAGATTCGAGCGCTGCGCGACGAACACGGAGGCTGGGACAAGTACGTCGCCAAGACGGTGCCGTCGCTCTCCAAGAGTCCGACTGATCGCAAGGCCATCGTGGCCATGCTCGAGAAGCGCACCCGCCTTCTCGAGGAGAAGGCCTCGCTGCTCAGCGCCTCCATGACGAAGGCTGCAGCTGAGAAGGCCGCGAAGGCAGCGACAGTCAAGGCAGCTGCTGAGAAGGCGGCGAAGGTATCGGCTGCGAAGGCAGCTGCGCAGAAGGCGCACTTTGCGCAGGTCACAAAGGAGAAGGCGGCGAAGGCTGCGGCTGAGAAGGCCGCGAAGGCGACGGCAGCGAAGGCGGCGAAGGGGGCGCTGACGCCGGCGCAGGCTGCGCAGTTCGCAAAGGAGAAGGAAGCCAAGGACGCAGCGAAGGCGGCGAAGGCGGCGAAGGCGGCGAAGGGGACGCTGACGCCGGCGCAGGCTGCGCAGTTCGCAAAGGAGAAGGAAGCCAAGGACGCAGCGAAGGCGGCGAAGGCGGCGAAGGCGACAACGAAGGCGGCGAAGGCAGCGCCGCCTGCGAAGCTGCAGGCGATCGGCAAGGAGAAGGCCGAACGAGCGGCAGCCCTCGCACAGCGCACCGCGAAGCTGCCGAGGGTGGCGGAGGACCTATCGCTGGATCTGAAGGAGCGGCCTGCGACCCTTCCGGAGTACTCCGATCTGCGTGAGCAGCTCCACACCAAAACCACGCTTGTATTCGACGCGCTGCCGGAGCGGGCAAAGACGGCGATCCACGCCTTCACGACGGAGTCGTCCGCGGAGATGCGCGCCCTGCAAGCCGGCACCAGCATGGAGACCCTGCGCGCCCACTTCCCTCACGTCGACGAGGACCACTGGAAGACCCTCAAGAGTATGCTCGCGCCGCTGGAGGAGGCGCAGAACAAGCTGAACATCCCCGAGCCAACGCTCCACGGTCCGCTGTACCGGGGCATGGCTGTCGACGCCGAGACGTTCGAGAAGTTCCTCGACGGCGACGTGATCACGCACGGCAACTTCAGCACCAACTCCACGAGCTACAGCCACTTCGTCGCGGCGGAATTTGCCGTGCCGCAGACACTCGCAAAGCCGCACTCGGTCATCATCAAATACGCCCGTGTAAAGAAAGGCGCGCCGGTGATGTTCGAGGCGAACAACAACATTTCAGAGGACGAGGTCGTCCTGGGCAAGGGGCGCTACAAGGTGACGAAGCGCGGACTCGACGAGAACCTAAACGCCCTGACGCTCACCGTCGAGGAGATCGATTGACCGCGCCAACCTACCCGGCACGGCGCGGCGGTCGCTCCGTCGGTCGCCTCACGGTCGAGCAGTATTGGGCTCTGCCGGAGCCGAAGCGCAGCAAGACCGAGGTGCAGATGCAAGGCCGGTGGGTGCGCCCGCATCGCTTCGTCAGCGACGGGTCCGACATCACCTTCGAAGACTCGAAGCCATGAACCTCCAGGAGCTGCTCGCTCGGTACCCTCGCATCGTCATCGCAGGCGCACCGCGCACGGGCAAGACGAGCCTCACGCAGCGGGTCTCCGATCGACCGGTCATCCACACCGACGACTGGAAGAACGAGCGATGGGATGATGTGCCGGCGCTGGTGGCCGAGGCCTGCGCCGGCATGGACTCCTTCGTGCTCGAGGGAGTGCGGGCGCCGGACGCGCTGCGAGAAGGCGGGCTCGGCGTGGATGCCGTCGTGTGGCTGTCGACGCCGAAGGTCCCGCAAACGCCAGCGCAGCGCGCCATGGGCGTCGGCGTCCACACGGTCCTCGCGCAGTGGAAGGCGTCGCATCCGGAGATCCCGATCGTGACCGAAGAGCAGCTCGACTACCCGACTCTCGACCATGCAGATCTGCCGCAGACCACCCGCCGCTATGCGGAGTGGACGCTCGACGCAGCCCAGATCGAACGCACCCCGCAGGGCGGGCTCCGCATCCCTGCGCGCGCGAGCAAGGCAGGCGTCTTCAAGTATCAGCGCGGCAAGCGAGTGTTGCGCGAGTACCGCCCAGCGAGCGAGCTGCGCAAGGCCGCGGCCCTCGCGTCCATCAAGGGCGCGCCCGTCGTGGTGCTGCACCCGAAGGTCAACGGCGGCACGGTCGACACGGAGAACTTCACCGAGCTTACCGTCGGCCACTTCGAGGACCCGTTCTTCAACGAGGACTCGCAGGCGATCGAAGGATTCGTCGTCACCAACGACGCCGAGACGATCGGCCGCATCGAGCGCGGGGAGCTGTCCGACATCTCGAGCGCGTACGACAACGGGCGGGACTTCAACCCCGGGTTCACGCCCGCGGGCGAGCCCTACGATCTCACGCAGACCCGATACGTCTTCAACCACGTGGCGCTGGGACCTCCCGGGTGGGGTCGCCAGGGCCAGGATGTCGGGCTGCTGACGCTCGACGCCAACGATAACCAGGTGGCGGCTCTGCCGCCGAGCCCAAGCGAGGAAGCCATGGCCGTCAAGACCGACGACAAGAATCAGACCAACAAGACCAAGACGAGCGACGCCGACGAGGTGAAGAAGACCGACGAGGAAGTACCCCCGCCCGCCATCACGAAGGACGAGGGGCTCAGCCCCGAGGACATCGTCGCGTTCAAGAAGGTCTGCGCGATGCTGCCGCAGCTGACGCGATTGCTCAACACGGGCAATCCGGATGCAGTGGTGGCAGAGGCGCCGATGACGGTCGAAGGCGGCGACATGCCCAAGCCTCCCGGCAGCGAAGAGAAGAAGACCCTCGACGCGAACGACATCGAGCGCATCGCACAGGAAGGCACCGAGGTCCGGACCGAGGCCATCGCAGTGCTGGGCAAGGACTACGCAACCAAGGGCAAGAGCACGCGCCAGGTCAAGGTCGACGTGATTCGCACCTTCGACAGCAAGTTCAGCGCGGACGGGCGGAGCGACGAATCGATCGGCGCGGCCTATGACATCGCGCTGAAGGCCGGCGCCGAGCGCAACAAGAATGCCGAGCAGCTCAGCAAGACCCGGCGCGCTGGCACCGTGACGATGGACGGCGGCGACGCTCCGCCGCGCAAGCCCATCGCGCATCAGGCGTACGACGCCTGGAAGCCGACCGCGAACTAAGCCTCGACGGAGCCTCGACAGAGCCGCTCGTCCACGACCCGAACCCACCCCTCCCAACCATCGGAAGAAATCATGCAGACCGTTTACAATGTAGAACCAGCCCGGGGCGTGGTCGGCGGCATCGCCTCCACCGCCGCCAAGACCGTGCGAGCCCGCGTCAGCGATGGCCCGGTGCGCCCCGGACAGTACGTCGTCCTCGACACCGATAAGTGCTCGCACCCGGTGGCGGAGCCGACGCCAGCGACCCGCGGCGGCGTGGTCGTGCGCAACCCCTACAAGCAGAACGACGGCGTCTACGCCGACGGCGAGGTCGTTGACATCCTCGTGCAGGGCGACATCTGGGTCGAGAGCGAGAACACGCCCACCGTCGACACTCCCGCCTGGGTCCGCGTCGTAGCCGTGCCGCCCCAAGAAGCGGGCGCATTTCGAGCCGGCGCGGATGGCGTTACTGCCTTCATGATTCCCGGCCTCTACTTCCGCAGCTCGACCACGACGCCGATTCTGCTTGAGGTCAACAAGTCCGCGCACATCACGGCAGGACCCTAACCCCTCTCGCCCTGGACTCCTGCGAGTCCGGGGCACCCGCCCACTGGTCGCCGGCTGACCGGAACCCCCACCGAACACTTTGCCAAGGACACACGAAATGGACCGTGAATTGGAGAATCTGAAGCCGAGCCGGCGCAACCTGGCCCGCGCGAGAGCCATCGTGGCTGTCGTCAACGAAGACATGCTCGAGCGCTTCGCGCCGCAGCTGCTCACCATGGACGCGAACGACCTCACCGCCGTGTTCGCGCGAGAGCTCGAATGGATCGACGCGAAGCTCGAGCGTGAAGAGTTCGCGCCGCTCAAGAGCGAGCAGCTCATTCCGTACCATCCCTCGGGCGGCCCCGGCGTCAACACGGTCACCTACCGCAAGGTCACCGAGCTCGGGCTGGCGCAATTCATTGGCAACGGCACCACCGTGTTGCCGCGGGTCGACGTGGTCGGCAACGAGTACTCGCGCAACGTGGAGAACCTGGGCGTCGCCTGGGCGGTCACGGTGTTCGAGCTGCTCGCGGTCGCAGTCAACCCGACGATCCACATCGACACCGAGCGCAAGAGCGCGGCGGTCAATGCGATCCGGCGCCTGCACGACAAGACCGCGTTCGAGGGCAACGCGCTGCTCGGCTGGACGGGGCTCATCAACGACCCCAACGTGCCGGTGGTAACGCCGGTGACGGGCAACTGGGCGTTGCCCGCCACGACCGCGCTGCAGATCGTGGGCGACATCAACAAGCTCACTTGGTCCATCTTCGTCGCGACCAAAGAACTCTACGAGCCGGAGACGCTGCTCGTAGCGACGAGCCTCGGCGAGCGTCTGGACACGCCCATCGGGGACAACGCCGACAAGACGATCCGCAGCTTCATCCTCGAGAACAGCGCGCACATCAAGAAGATTGAGACGACGCACTACCTCGAGACGGCGTCGGTGGCGGACGGCGTGCGGGTGATGGCGTACAAGCGGCACCCGGACGTGGTGCGCTACGGCGCGAACGAACTCTTCGCCGAAGAGCCGCAGCAAGCCAAGGGCCTCGAGTTCGAGACCCCCTGCCATGGACGGTCGAGCGGCACGCAGTTCCGCCGCCCGCTGGCGGCGGCTTACATGGACGTCGACTGAGGGGATCGGCGGCGGCCCAGGCGTTCCCAACCCCGCGCCGCGAGGCTTGCCGCCGATCCGTTTTTTCCCATCTGCACCCCTAGGAAAACCAACGAGAACCCATGGCCCGAATCCTGCTCAACACCCGCGCGTCCCGCGTCACCATCGTCGACAACATTCTGTTGCTGCCGGCCGAGGTCAAGAAGGACGAGCGCCTCGGCAACGTCATCAGCCCGAGCCGAACGCTCATCAGCGAGCGGCCGGGGCGCAACGATAGCGCCTCACCCTACGACCGCGTGCGGCGCTGCCGTGCGACGCAGCGGCTCATCCGCAGCGGCATGCTGCAGTGGTCGCGCGAACCTTGCGAGGAGCCCGCCGAGGCACCTGCGCTGAAGGCAGCGAGCGAGCCGGAGCCGGAGACGGAGCAAGAGCTGCCGCCGCGCGACCCGGAGCCGGCGACTCCGGCGGCTCCGCCGCCCCTGCCGCCACCGCTGCCGCCACCGCTGCCGCCACCGCTGCCGAGCGAGGCGGCGCCAGCGGCTGAGACGCCAGCGCCTGAGACGCGGCCCGAGAGGGAGGCGGCTGCAGCCTCCAAGCCGGTGGAGAACAGAGCACCCGGCACGAGACCGGGCGGCAGCAGGCCCAGAGGCGGCCCTGCCACCGCCGCGAAGGGCGACGCTGGCGACGAGCCCGAGAAGGTCGCCGGGCTCAGGGGCGGCTGATGGCGGTCACGGTCGCCCAGTTCCTCGCGAAGAACACGGTCTTCGATTCGCGACGAGAGGGCGCCGTGCAAGGTGCTCTCGACGAAGCGCATGCGACCTTCAGCGAAGCGGTCTGCGGCGAGCACTACGACGCTCTCGTCGAAGCGCAGGCCCGGGTCATCCTCATCGAGGACCCCAACGGGATGCCGACCAGTTTGACCGGCGACAAGTCCGATCTGCTCGACAACGCCAAGGCGCGGCTCCTGCGTCTGAAGCGTCTGGTGCCGATGCGAGGTCTCGGCACGGGGTGCGGGTGAGCGTCAGCGACACCGGCGGCGCAGCGTTCGACGCCCTGCTCGAAGGCTTCGACATCGAGATCAGCGTCGGCATCCACGAGGACAAGGGTGCCGAAGCTCACGGCAAGGGCGCGACCACCACGGCACTCGTGGGGGCCGCGCATGAGTTCGGTCTCGGTCCACCGCAGCGCTCCTTCATCCGCGGCTACTACGACGAGAACGCGGCGCTCATCGTCGAGCAGCAGGACGCGGCGCTCGCGCGCATCCTCGACGGCGCCGATCCGCTGATCGAAGCGCAGCGGATGGGCCTGTTCATCGAGAGCGGCATCAAGGAGCGCATCCTCGCCCGCATCAACCCTCCGCTCTCCGAGGCCACGCGAAAGCGCCGCGGCGAGAGCGCCGTGCCGCTCGTCGACACCTCCCAGCTCATCCGCGCCATCACCAGCCAAGTCACTGTGAAAAAATGATCGCGAGAGACATCGTGCGGGCCGCAGCGCTGCTCGCGGCTCGGCATGCCTACGCGGACATTCCCGAGTCGCTCGTGCGCTGGTCCGATGACTCGCAGTCTCAGGCCGAGCCGGACACGCCGCAGGTCACCTTCACGACCGTCTCGCACGTGCCCGAGGGTCCGATGAGTATCCGCCGCCGCGTCAACGCGGCGGGCGAGCTCGACCTGCGCATGCTGCAGACCTGGATATGGACCGTCCAGTTCAAGTGCGAGGGGTGGAAGCTGGACTCCACCTACGCCAACAACCCGATCGCCTTCGCGCACAAGATGCGTTTCGGGTGGTACCTGCAGACGGTCCGGGCAGCGCTGCTCGACGTCGACTCGCCGGAAGACCAACGCACGCCGGTCAAAATGGTCGAGGAGGTCGGGCAGCTGCTCACTCTCAACCAGAACAAGCGCGGGCACACGCTGCCCGTGCATGTCTACGAGATCGAGTTCCGCTACGTGGACCGCGATGCAGACCCGACGCCCGTCGGTGTCATCGAATCCGTAGCGCTCACCGGCACGCTCGACGGCGTGCCCGTCACCCTCATCGACCAACCTATCGAAAGCTGAGACTGCATGAATCTCCAAGACGTCAGTGGACTCAAGGACCTCTACCCGCCGCTGCGCACGCGTTCCAAGGTCGTCATCAAGACGACCGAGCCCGTGTACGAACTCAAGCCCGAGGGGCTGCTGGTCACGGTCAAGACGCTCTTCCCGCCGTCGCAGCGTCGCCGCGTCGACCTGCTGGTCACCGCCAACGCAGGCGATCTCCACGTCCGTCCGCTCACTCCGAGTGGGATGGCGGACGCGCAGCGCTTCGCGCAGCTGCTTCGCGACCGCTGCAGCGGCCCGGGCCAGCCGCCGGCGCCGCTCCGCCTCTTCAAGGACGCCGAGGCGCGCTGCACGTTCGTCATCGGCCAGGCCCCGAGCGCGCCGGCCGCCGCATCTGCCTCGCCGACTTCGAAGGCGAGCAAACCCACCGCTGAAAAGGGAGCCGCTTAAATGGCCGCCATCGACAACGTCGTCTCCTTCGACATCCTCATTCAGGATGCAGCGCCGAGCGTCGCGAGCTTCGGCACCATCGCTCTCATCGCATTCCACGATGTCGGGCCCGGAGTGCTGGTCTACGACACGACGCCTGACGGGCGATCGGCGATGGTCGTCGACGGCTTCCCGGTAACCCACGACGCCTACCGCAAGAACGCAGCGATCGGGTCGCAGACCCCGAAGGTGCCCAAGCTCAAGGTATTCAACCGAGCGGCGCCGAACGCGCAGGCCATCACGCTCACTCCGACCAACCTGGTCGAGGGGCGCAAGTACGAGTTCGAGCTCAATGGCGTGGCCATCAGCCACACGAACGGCCCGGCGGAGACGGCCACGACCATCACGACCGCGCTCAACCTTCAGCTCAACCTCGTGCCCAACGTGACCGCGACCGGCGCCGCCGCGTCCCTGCTGGCGCTGACCGTGCCCGGTGGCGAGCGCATGTACTTGAAGAACACGCCGCCTTACCTCACGGTCAAGGACGGCTCGCCGGATGCGGGGATCGCGACGGATCTCGCAGCGGCGCTCGCGGAGGACTCCGACTTCTACGGCGTGCTCATCGACAGCACCTCGGAGGCGGAGGCGAACGCGGCGCTCGCCTGGTGCCAGGCGAACGGCAAGCTGTTCCACGGCCTGACCAACGACAGCGACACGCTGACCAGCAGCACGACGGACGTCGCGAGCGACGCCCTGGCGGGGCTCTTCAGCTACGGCAAAATCTGGTTCAGCCGGGACATGCCGGGTCAGTTCGCTGCGGCCATCATGGGTCGGCAGTTCTCGCGCAACCCGGGGTCGACGACCTGGGAGAACCAGCCGCTAACCGGCATCGTAGCGGACGCGCTGACCAGCACCGAGCTTGGTCACGCCATCGCCAAGAACCTCGGCGTCTATGTCACCTATGGAGGGAGCACGGCCGCAACGTTCAACACGGCATCGGCGAGCGGACGGTTCCTCGACATCACCCGCGACAGCGACTGGCTGAAGGCGAACGCGCAGGCGGACATCTTCCGCTACCTGCTCAACCAGGAGAAAGTGCCCTTCACGCAGCCCGGCATCGACGGGGTCGAGAACGTGGTGCGAGCGCGGTTCACCATCGCGGAGGACAACGGCGTGCTCGACGCGGGCTGGACCATCACGCTGCCGACCATCGATCAGATCGATCCGGCGGACAAGGCGCTGCGCCAGCTCGTGGCGAACGATGCCTTTGCCGGCATCTTCCAGGGCGCCATCCACGGCGTCGACATGAGCGGCGTGCTGGCCATCTGAGCGCTGGCCCGCACCGCCACCCCGAGCCTCCACCACCTAGCCTGACCACCGAGGACGCGACGCCATGAGAGCTGCATTCTTCAACATCAAAGACACGACCACGTCGGTTCTGGGCCTCACCATCGAGGACGGCCGCGACAGCGAGCCGTTTTTGGAGTTCGAGTTCCCCGACGACTTCGAGTACGAGGAGTCCGCCGACGGCCTCGTCATCCGCTGCAACACGAACGCAACGCTCGTCTCGTGCAAGCTGAACCTCAAGGCCTCGTCTCTCGAAAACGACAAGCTGTCCCTGGCGCGCAGCGCTGATCTCGGCGTCGGCGGCGGCGCCGGCGTCGGCACCTTCATGCACAAGGACAACAACGGCACGACGCTCATCGCGTCGCCCCGGTGCTGGATCCACAAGCCGCCCAACTGGACGGTGGCCAAGAAGGTCGGCAACGCGCAGTGGGACCTGCGCATGCAGATCGACCCGAAGACCGTGATCCTGGGCGGACACAGCGCCGAATGAGCCGGGACGACATCAAGGCCGACGAGTTCCAGATCGACGGGGTTGGGTTCAGGCTGAAGCCGCTGCCGGTGATCGTGGCCGAGAAGCTCGCCCCGGCGGTGACGGAGCTGGTCACGCCCGCGCTGGCGGCGCTCTTCGCAGGCGGCAAGGACATCGCTCAACTCGGCCAGTCACTGCGTGGTCTGTCCGGCTGCGCCGAGCAGCTCCCTCGCTTGCGCGAGGCCTTCGCGGCGCAGTGCTCGGTCACGATCGGGGAAGCGCCCGGGGTCGGCAAGGCGGGGCCCGAGATCATCTGGAGCGAGCTCAAAGGCAAGGTGCTGGACGACACCTTTCGCCGCAAGCACAAGCTCTACTTCGAGTGGTTGGGGAATTGCCTGGCGCTGGAGTACGGGGATTTTTTAGCCGAGATTGGCCAGCGCCTCATCGCAGCGCTGAAGGCGAACCCCTCAGCCTTCCCGACTGGATTCCCTGGCGAATCTGGCGACTCGCCACAGACCCAAGAATCAAAGACGGACTAGCCGATATTCTCGAGCGCTGGACCTTCACGCAGGTGCTCGAGGGCAACGTCGTCCTCGACGAACTCGACCGCGCAGACGCAGCCATCCGCCGCCGACCGTCCGAAGGCTCCTAGTCCATCATGGCCACCACACTCCGCGAACTCATCGTTAAGGTCGTCTTTCGCGCCGACCCGACGCAGCTGCAAGAGTTCGACGATCTGCTGGCGCAAGCGAAGGCGAAGCTGGTCGCCCTCGACGCGGAGGCCAAGAAGGGGCTGACGCCGGCCGTCGATCCTACGCCGCTCTCACAGTTCGCAGCGCAGGCGCAGGCCGCGGCGGCGGAGCTGCTGGCGCTGCAGGGCATCAGCAACGAGGTGGGCGAGAAGCTGGGCGCCTCGACGCGCACGGCTGGCGAGAGCTTCATCGCACTGCGCGATTCCGTGCAGAGCATCGAGGGCTCGCTGGACCCCGCGCAGGTGGAGGAGTACTCCGCCGCTTTCGCCGAGGCGCAGCAGACGGCAGACGACGTCCGGAACGCCATCAACCGGCTCCGGCTGACAGACCCTAAGAACGCGGAACTACCGGCGCTCGAGGCCCAACTCAAGGCGGTGGAGTTCGAGGCGGAGCAGACCGCGACGGCACTCAAGGGCGTTGGCGTCGCGACCAAGACTGCGGCGCCCGGTACCGCCCAGATGTCCGAGGGACTGGGCGGCCTCACGAAGTGGCTCGCTCGGCTCAGCATCGCGGGTGCCGCCTACAAGGCGCTCAACTGGGGCAAGAACATCCTGACCGAGGCGGCGGCGGTCGGCGACCTCGCTTCCCGGCTCTCCATCGGAACGGACGAGCTGCAGCAGTGGACGGCCTTCGCGGAACAGGCGGGCTCGTCCAGCGAGGACCTCGCCGGCACGGTTAAGAGCCTCGCCAAGAATATCCAGAACGCCGGGCAGGACGCGAAGGGTCCGGCAGCCAAGGGCTTCGAGCGCCTCGGCATCAGCACGAAGGGCTGGAAGGACACGCTGCCATCCACCACCGACGTGCTGCTCGCCGCCGGCGGCGCGCTCGGTGAGCTGACCAACGACACCGAGCGCATGGCGCTCGCCCAAGAGCTGCTCGGAGAGGCCGGCCTCAAGATGTTGCCCGCGTTTGCGGGTGGCACCGAGGCCGCGAAGGAGCAGCTCGCGGCGATGAAGGAGCTTGCCGTCGTCTACGACGATGAGTTCATCAAGGCAGCGTCCGCAGCGCAAAACGAGATGGCGCTCTTCGGCCGTCAGCTGGACGGGGTGGGTGCGCAGATCGTGCTCGCCGTGCTGCCGTCTCTCCGGGAGTTCGTGCGCTGGGTCACCCCGCTGGCCAAGGGGATCCGCAACCTGGTGCGCGACAGCAGCATGCTATGGGCCGCACTCGGGGTCGGCGCGCAGGTCGGCGTCAGCAAGGCCATCGCGGTGGTGGGCAAGCTCATCACGCGGTTCGGCGGCTTCACCAATATCGTCAAGGCGGGCGGGCGCATCCTGCTGCGCTTCGTCCTGCCGTTCCTGGTCCTCGACGACATCATCACATTTCTCCGGGGCGGCAAGTCCGTGTTCGGAGACATCCTCGACGGCATGCTCGGGGTGGGCACATCGAAAGCAGTCCTCGAATCACTCAAGGCTGCGTGGGAAGGCCTCTCCGGCACGGTCCAATATTTCTGGGGCCTGCTCAAGGGAGACCAGGCGGCGATCGACGCGGGCGAGGCGAAGATTCTCAAGTTCGGTGGCGCAGTGGACGACGTCCTCAGCGACTTCGCCGAGGCCTGGGACTTCGCCCTCAAGGACGCGGGACAAGCACTCATCAGCTTCGGCGAGCTGACCTTCGAGTGGGGCAACCTGTTCTCGGAGGCTTGGGACCTCACGCTCAAGAACATCGGCGACGCCTTCGTCGACTGGGGCACGTCCTTGTCGGACTACTTCTCCGGACTCTGGGCGTCCATCGTCAACGGCCTCGCTCAGATGGTGGCGGACGCGGTGGCCAAGGTGCAGGGCTTCGCTGCGAATCTCCCTCTCATTGGCAGCCTGTTCAAGGCGGAGGAGCCCGCGGCGGTCCCGCCAGCGGAGGCCATGGCGCGCAACGCCCAGGCGGGTCTCGCGCTCGGTGGCGCGCCGGCCGTCAGCAATGCGAAGGCGACCACCGTCACGGTCAACGACAGCAGCAGCGTCAACACCACGCTCAACGGCGTGGACGGCGAGAACGTCGGCGCTGCGCTCCGCCAGAGCGAGAAGAACGTGTCCGAGCAGTTGAAACGCAACAAGGCGCAGGTGCTCCGCCAGACGGTGGGCGCGGCGTCGATCTGACCCATGCCCACCTTACCTCGCGCGCAGCTCTCCTGGACGGACGACGCCGGCACCGGCTTCATTCATGTCGACGTCGTCCCGAGCCTCGAGAACACGCTTTCGTCCACGGTCACCGAGTTCCCGCTCGAAGACGGGTCAATCATCAGCGAGCACATCATCCATCACCCGGAGTTGCTGCGCCTCGAGATTGCCCAGACGCAGATACCGTTCGAAGACAGCAGCGAGGACGGCGACCCGCTCGAGTTCGTCAAGACGTCCATTCCGCTGAAGCTGCCGAAGACGCGCTTCCAGCCGAAGGGGCTGCTCTTCCTGCTGCTGCAGGCGGAGGGTCTCGTGGGCGCGGTGACCGGCGCCGTCGGCGGCCTCTTGGGTCTCGGCAGTGGGGCGGCGCAGCCGACGATCGAGGTCTTCCGCCCGCCTTACTCGGGCAAAGACCGCATCAACGATCTCTACGACAAGCTCGCCACGGCGCGCCTTCGCGGCTCGTCGATGAAGCTCGAGTGGCTGGGCCGCCGGTGGGCGGGGTTCTGCATCGATCAGATCGTCTACACCCGCACGAAGGGGACCGAGCTTGGACGGTTCTCGGTCTCGCTGAAGCAGGTGACGATCGTCAGCACCGCGACCACGAAGCTGCCGACACCCTCGGAGGCGCGGCTCAAGGCCGGGAAGAACGGCGGCAACCGACCCGGCGCGGTGACGGGCTCC